GTTCCTTAAAGGCTTACACCACTGGTATGCGGACGAATGTCCCTATGCCTCTAGACTCGCTTCCATTTTGGGACGGGCTAAGAAACTTGTGGGTAGGATCCTAGGGCCAATTCCAGACTCTATGGAGTTGGGGTTCGGTCCTGGGACTTGTGCTGAGCTAGGTGGTAGCGTTTATAAGACGTTAGCTGACAAATGTTGGGCAACACCAAGCGTAACGCCACTTGGGAGGGAAATCTTCCAACAGCTGTTCTCACAAACACTATGGGAACGGGAACGAGTGGCGAGTGATCTACCCTACCTCGATGAATCAGAGGGTAACAAGTTCGCGACTGTCCCCAAGAACGCTATGACAGACAGAGGGATATGTATCGAGCCTCTTGGAAACCTGTCAGTGCAACTTGGAATCGGCGCTTACATGAAGGGGCGTCTGGCCCAAGTCGGTCTGCACACGAAAACATCTCGTGTGAACCCGAGTGTATGGCAACCAGATGGAGTGGAGGTCGATGGGCAAACCATTCACCGTACGTTGGCGCGTGATGCGTCAGTGACGGGGACCAAAGCGACGATAGATCTGTCCAATGCTTCCGATACTGTTTCAATAGAGTTAGTCAAGGCAGTAATGCCTGACGAGTGGTACACTCTACTAGATGCTAGTCGTTGCCACTATACCTTTTTTCAAGGTAGGAGACAATTGTTAGAGAAGTTTTCTAGCATGGGAAACGGCTTCACGTTCGAGTTGCAAACGCTCATATTCGCCTGTATCTTGGCGGCTGGGTGTGACCTTCGAATAGGCTCCAATCTTTTTGTGTACGGTGATGATATCATCTTGCCCAACGAGCTCTATGGAGAAGCATCTGCCATCCTTCAAGCTTGCGGATTCAAGTTAAACGCTAAGAAATCATTTTCTACTGGGCCCTTTCGGGAGTCTTGTGGTGGTGACTACTTTCTTGGCTTTGACGTACGACCGTACTTTTCCAAAGGTACGTTAGAGAGTCCGCTAGAGTGGATCGCAATGCACAACGCCCTGAAGACACGCCATCCGTGGCGTAATAAAGAACTTCTGAAGCGCTGTGTTAAGCCTATACCACAAGAGCTGAAGGCACGGGGCCCTGCGACGCTGGGAGACACT